GCTCCTGCGGCTTGGGCGCTGATCGAGGCCATGTTCCACGCGGCGATGCGGGGGCGGCCGTGAGCGCGATCGGGCCGGGGGATTTCATCGAATGCGTTGATGCGGGACCTTATAGGGGGTCTGGGGGCTGGGTTGTTCCGACTCTCGCCCTTCTCGTCCACGGCGCCATCTATCAGGTCGCTACGCTCAGCACTCATCCGGAATACGGTGTGCCGACCGTTTGTTTGGTCGGCTATCCTAGCTATGGCGAAGAGGTTGGCGACGCGATTTTTTGCGGATGGGGGCTTTTTCGCTTCCGCCCCATCTACCGCCCCAAGGCGGACCTGATCGAAAGCCTGTTGCAAGGCATCGACCAGCTAGTTCCGGACGACAGCGAGCGCGCCAACGCCCGCCTGTCGAGCCCGTCGCCTATAGCGGGCTGCAACCCGCTGGAAAAGGCGTCTTTCATCGAAGCTTCTGGCGCGCGAAGCGGCTCCTTCAAACAGTTCCGCGCTCCTGAGATCACTCAACCTGTCCACCGGTCGGCCCTCCTCGCCGCTCGCCTTGAACGAGGCGAACCATGACGGAGCTTCCGATGGAATTCATGCGGGACGATCCGCGATCTTTGCAGACGCGGCTGGCGGAATTCGTGGCCACGCGAGCGACGGCCAAGCAGCTGGCCCGCCTGCTCAAGAGCGACGTGCGCACGGCCGAAAATATCAGGCGGGGCCACTGGCCCCAAGGCCGGCACTTCTCGGCGATCTTGAAGGCCTTCGGGCGGGACGTGATCGATATCGTGCTAAATCCTGAGATCGCAGACGTAGAACTGCGGCTCGAAGCGGAGGAGCGACATGCCCGTCAAGTCTACCTCGCCGCCAAGGCGCGGCGGCAGGCGGCTGTCTATGCTCCTGAAGGCGATCAGGACCCTCTTCTACCGTTTGAGGATTTGGATCAGCGGGGCGGCCGATGATCCGAGAGGAGATCATAGGTGACGCGCGCCTGATCTTGGGCGACTGCCGCGATATCCTGCCGACGCTCGGCGGGGTGGATGCGGTCGTGACCGATCCGCCGTATGGGGTGAGAGAACGCACCGCACGGAAGACCAATGGTCGCGGTCGAGGCGGTCGGCTGCAGGGTGGTCCGGCCGGCTCGCGAGACTGGCCGCCGATTCACGGCGACGATAAGCCGTTTGATCCCGCGCCGTGGCTTGCCTTTCCGAAGGTGGTCCTGTTCGGCGCCAATCATTACGCCCACCGCCTGCCCGCCGCGACCAAATGGATTGTGTGGGATAAGCGAGAAGAAACGACCCCGGACGACAACGCGGACTGTGAATTGGCTTGGACGAACCTCGGCGGTCCGGCCCGCATCCACCGCCAGCTCTGGCGCGGCATCTGCAGGCGCGGCGAGGAGAATGTTTCGACCGGCGCGGCGCGTCTGCATCCCACACAAAAGCCCATCGCTCTTATGGAGTTCTGCATTGGCGCTTGCGCGTTACCCGAGGGCGCGACGGTGCTTGATCCCTTCATGGGCGCCGGTGCGACCGGCGTTGCTGCTGTGCGGCGCGGCCTCCGCTTCATCGGCGTCGAGATCGAGCCGATGTACTTCGATACCGCCTGCCGCCGTGTTGAAGAGGCCCACCGACAACCCAGACTCTTCGCGGAGCCCGAGCGCAAGCCCGAGCAACTGCCGCTTATCGCGTGAGCTTACGGCAGACCGGGCCGTAAGCCGGTCGCTAACGCCAGGGGGGCGTGATGATCATCTTGCCGTTGGCCTTTTTCAGGCCCAGCCGACTCCGCGCCGAGCGCGCACGGCAACGCTACCTCACCGCTTACGGCAACTACCAGGACGCCCTCCGGCGCAGGGACACAAGGGCTCAAGCCCAATGCTGGTCCGTCCTTCGCCTGGCCGTGGAAGACATGCTGAAGGCGAGGGCGTGAGATGATCTGGACCGCAGAACGGCAACGCTTGCTCGAAACAAGGGCGGCTCAAGGTAAAAGCTTTCAGGATGTGGCCGACGAGTTTGGTACGACGCGCAACGCCATCGCCGGCCGCGCGCGCCGAACAAAGGTCACGTTCTCCGGCCCACTGAAAGGTGGCGTTGGACGTTACGACTACGAGCCCTCCTTCCGAGCGCGCGTGCTTGCGCGAGCCCGGCGGACGTCGCAAATCGAAGCCGCTCGCTTCTTCGGCGTTCATCCACAAACCGTCTACCGTTGGATGGCCGCATGACCTCCGCCATAGGCTGGCGCGGCGCGCGCGCGAACAAGTTCGGCGCCAAGAAAGCCGCTGTCGGGGCCGAACTGTTCGACAGTCGCGGCGAAGCCCGGCGCTGGCAGGAGTTACAGCTTCTCCAGAGGGCCGGGGAAATCCGGCTCCTGCGCCGCCAGGTGTCCTTTCCCCTCTACGTGTTCGACTGGCTGATCGGCCACTACCAGGCCGATTTCGTCTATGAGCGCGCCGGAAAGCGCGTGGTGGAGGACTACAAGGGCCACGCGACAGACCTCTTCCGCTGGAAGGCCAAGCACTTCGCGGCCCAGTACGGCCAGGAAATCGAGGTGGTCCGGTGACCGGCCAGCCCATTCCCCAGCCCGTCGAAGTCACCGCTGCGCATGTCAGGACCGCGCGCCATCTGCTGAAGAGCGGTCGGCGCGGTCTGTCCGAAGTGGCCGCGCAGCTCGGCGTCTCAACCCGGGCCCTGGACCGCGCCCTCTGGCTTTGGATGGGAGAGCCCCTTTGACCGACTTCCTCTCCCTGTGGCCATGGCGCGGGCCCATCGCCGGCGCGGACACCATGCAGGGCATTGCCGAGCGCGTGGCCAGTCAGCACGGCTTGACCGTCGCCGCCCTCAAGGGCCCGCGCCAGGACCACGCCCACGCCTCGGCCCGCTGGCAAGCCTTCTCCGAGATGTACGCGACCAAGCGCTACACCATTCCCCAGATCGCGCGGTTCCTCGGCAAGAACACGGCGACCGTCCAATACGGCATCCGCAGGCACGCGGGCGAATCCAACCAATCGGCTCGCTCCCGCCGCGCCCTTGCTCGGCAGGAGGCCGCGTAGGTGGGCAAGCGGTCCGATTTCGAGCGCCGCGAGCGCGACTTCTACCCGACTCCAGCCGAGGCCGTGCGGCCGCTCCTGCGCCACTTGTTGCCCGGCACGAGGTTCTGCGAGCCCTGTGCCGGCGACGGCGCGTTGATCGACCATTTGACCGCCGCCGGTCACGTCTGCGCTCGCGCGCGGGATATCGAGCCCCGCCGCGACGACATCGAGCGGAAGGACGCGCTAACCACGCTCACCGGCAACGTCGACTGCTTCATCACAAACCCGCCGTGGGATCGCCGCATCCTGCACCCGCTGATAGTTCACCTTTCCGACCAGCATCCGACCTGGCTCTTGTTCGACGCCGATTGGGTCCACACCCGCCAGGCCGTTCCGCTCCTACCCCGGCTGCGCCGCATCGTCTCCGTGGGTCGGGTGAAGTGGATTCCGGACTCTCCGTTCACCGGCAAGGACAACTGCGCGTGGCATCTGTTCGATAAGCCGACGAGCGCCCCCGCCGTATTCTACGGGAGGGCGGCATGACGCGCGTCGTTCAATTCATGCGCGATCTCGTCGCCAAGGGCATGTCCTGGGAAGACGCAGCCCTATTCGCCGAGCGGTTCGAGGAAGGCCTGGACATGGCGACCACGGCTGCGGCGATATCTCCAGCGCTGGAGAAGAAGCGCCAGCGCGACCGTGACCGCTATTGGCGCAACAAAGGCGAATCCGGCGCGGAATCCGCTGGCGAAACCGTCAGCGAAATCGCTGGCGAAACCGGCGCGGAATCCGACGCCAAGGACGCGCCCGCCCCCGTACATACACGCGGAGAAGATAACCCTTCTACCGTAGTAGATTTACCATACCTAACCACACCTGACAGCGCGAGCGCGTTCGCCAATCTCGATTGGCCGGAAGGCGACAAACCCAGTCGGACCTACCTCGACCAGCTTGAAGACGCGCTGAGGGACGCCGCGGGCGCTGCCCTGGCGAGCCCCGCGATTGCTCCGAAGGTCAAGGTTCTAACCCCGATACTCGCTCTCGGCAGGCCAGGCAAAGGACCACCTTGCGACATGCAGGCCGACGTTCTGCCGACCGTCCGCGCCCGCTCCGCAAGAGCCCCGCCAGGCTCGGTCAAGTCCTGGGATTTCTTCACCGAAGCGATCCTGGAGGCCCGAGACAAGCGCCTGAGCGGCGCCAGAGCCGTCGAACCCATCCGCCAAGGCAACCACCATGGACGACCCGACCAACCCTCCCGGAAATTCTCTGCAAAACAGGCCAACATGGAACGCGCTTTCGCCGGCGCTCAAAGGGCAATTGCTCGCGGGGCACGTTGACGAATCCTCCACGGCCGTGATGGCGGAGCTGGAGGCCGCGCTTCCGGCGATCCGCGAGGAGGCGACGCGCCGCGCCACCCGCCAGGAGATCGTGGCGATCCTGTCGAAGCGGTTCGCGGTCTATGCCCAGCCCGAGCGCACCGACGCGGAGTGGGACGCCTGGTTCGACGACTACACCCAAGCCCTGGAGGACCTTCCTCCCTACGCCATCGAGGCGGGGCTTGCGGAATACATCAAGGGCGCCGACAGCGAGTTCTTCCCCAAGCCCGGCCGAATCCGCGAACTGGCCAGGACCGTCCCGAACAGGATGGCTCAGGTGGCGCAGCTCGCGACGTGGGCGGTCCGCCGAGCCCAATCCAGGCGCGAGGCCGAGGCTATCGCCTTCGCCCAACGCGAGCGCCCATCCGAGGCCGAAAAGCTCGCCGTCAACCACATGCTGCAGTCGTTCAAGCGGGAGATGGCCGAGCGCACGCCGAAGAGCACGCGCCACGAACGTCCCCCAGTCTCAGGCCCGACAGACGAACACGGCCTCACCCAAGCCATGCGGGAAGCCATGGCCCGCAGGGAGCAACAGCTATGAGCGAGAGGGAATTGGGTTCGGTCGCTGGTTCGGCTGATGCCGACTCCGCGCTTCCCCGTCAGACGGATAACGGATCTGCGACGCATTCGGGGGCCGGCGTTTCAGAGTACGTTCCGGATATCGGCCAGATGTGCTGGGGCCAGCCCTGGCAGGAATTCCCGGTCCCTGACATTCTGGACGCCGCGCTGGAGGCGATCCGCCATGAAGTCCAGCGCGTTCTCTGGAACCTGCGGCAAGAGACGATCGACCCGTTCGGCAACCACGGCTCCTCGTTCCGCTGTCCGACGTTCACGGTGTGCGCCTATTCGTGGAACGACGACCTCGCGCAGCCCTACAACTTCAAGCATCCGGCCTCTGGGTTGCTGGTATCGTGGTACAAGTACATGGGGCGCGGCATGTCGGCAAACATGGCCGTCACCCCCGAATTGGCGGCCCGCATCTTGACCCACTGCCTCAAGGGCATGAAGGCGGTCGAGAACGGCGAACACCGCTGGGACGAGCCGGGGCTTTACCCGGACGGCACACTGGAAACGCCGACCGAAGAAGGTTCGCAGACCCCGGTTCAGTCTGACGGGGAGGCGAGACAGGGCGAAGCCCTGCAAGCGACCGAACCCAAATGACCCCACCCCTTCCATATCCGAGGGAGGAACGGACGTGCGCCTTATGCCCCTGTGGCGCCATCCCGTGTCGAGTCCTTCCCGTCAACGGCGGGGCGGCGTGGCTCTACGACGCCACCCGAGGAATGGACGTCGGACAAGCGATGCTTTTCCGCGCGGCGCACGCCGATCTACGAGAAACGCGGCAACTGACCGCGCTTGTTCATCTGGCGTTTGAAGGCTTTCGAGCCGGAAAGAAGACGGCATGAGCGCACCGCCTCGCATCCAGGCCATCGTGCAGGAGATCGCACGGGCCCACGAAGTCCCGGAACACGACATCTGGGGCGAAGCATCCTATCGTCAGGCGCAGGACGCGCGCATGGCCTGTTACCGCGCCGCCTACAGCGCCCCGAAGCCCAACGGCAAGCAGCCCACGGTCTCCGAGGTCGCCAGGTGGTTCGGCAAGTCATGGACCGCGATCAACCATGCGCTGAGCAAGAAGGACGCGGCGTGATGGGCGGGAAGGAACGACTTATAGGCCGTGTTGAAATAGTGGAGGTTCAGCCTATTGGGGATGACGGCCTTCCGAATGGACCGCCCCGCCTTGACTATCGAATGTGTTCGGCCGGCCCGCGAGGACCCATGTCACAAGAGCTATTTGAGCACTTAGATCGGCTTGTTCGGGAGGCGCGGGATTTTGTTCGGACCGGTCCTTATCCTATGTGGACCTGCGTTGGCTATGATGGCGCGCCGCTTCCGCCGTCTCATACGCCCATGCGCGGCCCTCTATTTTAGAGGACAATAGATGGCTACACGCTCGAAAACGGGAGGACGCACAAGAGGGACGCCCAATAAAGTCACGAAACAACTCAAGGACTTGATCCTGGGCGCGCTCGATGATGTCGGCGGACAGGAATATCTGGCCACGCAGGCCAAGGCCAACCCGACCGCCTTCCTGTCTTTGATCGGCAAGGTGCTGCCGATGCAGGTCAACGCCAACATGGAGGGCGGCTTGACCGTCGTGATCAAGCGCTTTGGAAATCAGCCTTCCGAATAACTGGACGCCGCGTCCCTATCAGATCCCCGCGTGGTCCGCGTGGGAGGCGGGCAAGAAGCGCCTTCTGCTGATCTGGCACCGGCGGGCGGGCAAGGACGACGTGGCCCTGAACATGGCCGCCGTCGCCGCCCATGAGCGCGTGGCCAACTATTGGCATTGCCTGCCGATGTACGAACAGGCGCGCAAGGCGATCTGGGAAGCGGTCAACCCGCATACCGGCCGCAGGCGCATCGATGAGGCGTTTCCGGTCGAGCTCAGGAAGCGCACCGACAACGGCTCCATGACCATCGAGTTCAAGTCCGGCTCGATCTGGCGCGTGGTGGGATCGGACAATCCCGACAGCCTGGTCGGCGCGCCGCCCGCCGGCATCGTGTTTTCCGAGTGGGCCTTGGCCAATCCCAGCGCATGGGCCTATCTCGCGCCGATCCTGGACGAGAACGGCGGCTGGGCCGCGTTCATCACCACGCCCCGGGGCCGCAATCACGTCAAGTCGATGCTCGACATGGCGCGCGCGAGCCCGACCTGGTTCGCCGAGGTGCTGACGCCGCATGAAACCGGCTATCCCGTCGAAAGGGTCGAGGACCAGCGCAAGGAATACCGCGCCATCTTCGGCGAGGACGCGGGCGACGCCCTGATAGACCAGGAATACTGGTGCTCGTTCGAGGCCGCGATCCTCGGCGCCTACTGGGGCCGCGAGATGCTGGCCGCCGAGCGGGAAGGGCGCATCGCCACGGTTCCCTATGAGCCCGAGCTCCTGGTCCATACGGCCTGGGATTTGGGCGTGGGCGACGACACCTCGATCTGGCTGTTCCAGGAACACCTCAACCAGGTGCGCATCATCGGCTATTACGAGAACCGGGGCTATGCCGTGGATCACTACGTCGAGCACCTGAACGGCCTGAACTACCGTTGGGGCGCCGACTACGTGCCCCATGACGCCAGGGTGCGCGAATGGTCGTCGGCCGGGCCGGACAACAAGGCCAAGTCGCGCGTGCAGACCATGCTGGAGTTGAAGCGCAAGCCGGTCGTGGTGCCGCAGCAGAGGCTTGAGGACTCGATCAACGCCGGGCGCAGGCTGTTGCCCTATTGCGTGTTCGACCAGGAACGCTGCGGCCATGGCCTGGAGAGCCTGAGGCAGTTCCGCCGGGAATGGGACGACGACAAGAAGACCTTCCGCGACACGCCCCTGCACGACTGGGCCTCGCACGGCGCATCGGCGTTCCGCACGCTGGCTTGGGCGGCCAAGGCCGGCAAGGTGGACGTTCCCGCGCCGCCCAAGCCCGAGCCCAAGGGCATCCGCGACATGACCTTCGACCAGCTCATGGCCCGTCAGAAGCCCAAGCGCCAACGCGTATAGACGCCGTGTTGAAGCGGTGAAGGACAAACGCCGCCCGCTCTATTCGTCCCGTCTCCCGAATAGCCGACACTTCCGCCCATGGCGGACGACCAGGACCAAGACCTTTCGGACGGCGGCAAGCTCGCGCGGTTCTGGATCGATGAGCTGCAAACCTCGGAGAAGTGGCGCGCCGACTACTGGAAGCGCTGCAAGGCGATCATCGATCGATACCGCAACGAATGGCTCCAGTCCAAGGAAGCCGCCGATCCGGTGCGCAAGTTCGCCATCCTGTGGTCGAACATCCAGACCATCGGCCCCGCCGTCTACGCCAAGACCCCGGAGGCCGTGGTCACGCGCCGGTTCAAGGACGCCGATCCGGTCGGCCGCGTCGCCGCCGAAATCCTCGAACGCGCGCTGAACTACTGCCTGTCGGTCTACGACTTCGGCGCGCTCATGGTGATGAGCCGCGACGACTACCTGCTGCTGGGCCAGGGCGTGGAGTGGGAGCGCTACGTCCCGCACTTCAAAGCGGTCAAGCGCGAGGGCGCGTCCGGCGAAGAGGGCTCCGAGGGCGATCTCCAGGTCACCAACCACGAAGACGACGGCACCGAGGAGATCGTGGACTACGAGGAGGTGTGCAGCGATCACGTCTCCTACGACGACTTCGGCACCAACCCCGCGCGCAACTGGGACGAGGTGTGGTGCGTCTGGCGCCGGGTGTTCATGACCCGCGACGAACTGGTCACGCGCTTCGGCCAGGAGAAGGGCGACAAGTGCCCGCTCGACTGGGACCCGTCACAGGACGACCGCGTGGCCGATCCCGACCGCAAGGGCATGAAGCCCAAGGCGGCGGTCTACGAAATCTGGGACAAGAAGCGCCGCCGCGTCGTCTGGGTCAACAAGCAGTTCACGACCGACGTGCTCGACCAGCGCGACGACCCGCTGGGCCTGACCGAGTTCTTCCCCTGCCCGCGCCCGCTGCTCGCCACCACGGCGCCCACCAGCGTGATCCCGATCCCCGACTATGTGTTCTACCAGGACCAGGCCGAGGAGATCGATGAGCTGACCGCGCGCATCGGCGTGCTGACCGACGCGCTGCAGCTACACGGGGTCTATGACGCGTCCAACCAGACCACGCTCAACAACGTCTTCCAGAATCCGTCGAACTACCTGATCCCGGTGGAAAACTGGGCCATGCTCAAGGATGGCGGCGGCCTCAAGGGCGTGATCGAGTGGTTCCCCATCGAGAACGTCGCCGCCGCCCTGACCGCGTGCGTGGAATTGCGCAAGCAACTGATCGATGACGTGTACCAGTTGACCGGCATCTCCGACATCATGCGCGGCACGACGGAGCCGGAAGAGACCGCCGCCGCGCAGGGCATCAAGACCACCTGGGGCGCGCTTCGGACCCGCGACCGGCAAAAGGAGATCGCCCGGTTCGCGCGGGACATCATCCGCATCAAGGCGGAGATCATCGCCGACAAGTTCTCGCCCGACACGCTCCAGGCCATGACCGGGATCAAGCTGTTCCCCGACCCGCAGGCCAAGCAGGCGGCGCTCGCGCAGATCCAGGCGCAGATGCAGCAGCAGGCGTTGCTCGCCCAGCGCAGCGCCCCACCGCAGGCTCCCGGCCAGCCGCCGCAGCCCGCGCCCGCTCCGCCGCCGCAAATCCCCGAGGACGTGCAGCACATGCTAAGCCAGCCGACCTGGCAGGAAGTCATGGCGGTGCTGAAGTCCAACACCCGCCGCGCGTTCCAGATCGACGTGGAGACCGATTCCACCATCGAGCCGGACGAGGCGGAGGCCAAGCAGCGGCTCGTCGAATACACCGCCGCCGTCAGCCAGCTTCTCACCGCCGCCCTGCCGATCCTCCAGGCGTTCCCGCAGGCCGCGCCGATGTTCGCCGAGATCATGAAGGAAAGCGCGCGCATCTTCCGCGTGTCGCGTCCTCTGGAGGAGGTGATCGAAAAGGTGTTCAGCCAGGTCGAGCAGATGCCGCCGGCGCCACAGCAGCAGGCGCAGGGCAAGCAGGACAGCGCCGCGGCCGACCAAGCCAAGCTGATGACCGCCGCCGCCAACCAGACCAAGGCCGACGCCGCCATGATCCAGGCGCGCACCCAGTCGCAGGACGCCATGTTGGGCCACGCCCTGGAGCACGAACGCACCCAGGCCGACCTCGCCACCTCGCACATCGACCTGATGCTCAAGTCCAAGGACCTGGAACTGAAGCAGTACGAACTCGAGCACCCGGCCCCCCAATCGTCGGGCAATGCCTGATGCCGAGCACCTCGCCCGCCCAACACCGGCTCATGGAGGCGGTGGCCCACAATCCCAAGTTCGCCAGGCGCGTCGGCATCCCGCAATCAGTGGGGCAGGACTATTCCCGCGCCGACATGGCCAAGGCGTTGAGGGACAAGAAGCGGCCGTATTGAGCGGATGACGACGCCATAGGGACTAAACGTTGTGTCCCGAGGCTCGCCCACCTACAAGCCCTAGCCGAAGTGGCGGACACTGGCCGCCATGACCACCAAGACCTACGCCGAGCTTGGGACGCTGAGCAGCATCAGCGGCAATTTCCTGATCGCCGCGTGGGACCCCGCCGGTCCGGGGCCGCTGAAGACGGCGCAGGCCTCGGTCTGCAAGACCTATTTCAACAGCACCAACGGCACGGCGGCCGGCTACAACATCGGCACCTCCGGAGCCAACGTGCCGCTGATGAACGGCGCCAACACCTGGAGCGCGGCGCAGACCTTCAGCCTCGGCATCGTCGGCAACCTGACCGGCACGGCCAGCGCGGTCGCGGACGGCGCGGTCAGCCCGGCCAAGCTCTCGACCGGCGGCCCGGCCTGGAACACCGGCGGCGACGTGACCTTGACCGGCCGCCTGATCATCGGCGGCGCGAGCGGGGCCAACTTCCGCGACGACGGCACGTCGGTGAGCCTGTTCTTCTCCTCGGACACCTACCTCCAGTGGATTCCGGGCTCCAACGAGATCGCGCTCGTCAAGGGCGGAACGACCGTGGCGACCTGGTGAGCCGATGGCGCGCGCGACCTACGTCTTCCGCGACGGCAAGCTGATCGACAAGCGCCTTGCGCCGCCCCTGGTCAAGCGCTTCGGCCGCGCGCCCAACATCCGCACCGATGGCATGGACGCCACCTGGAACCCGGCGGACGGCAAGACCTACGATTCCAGGTCCGGATACTACCGCGCCGTCAAGGACGCCGGCTGTGTGATCGCGGGCGACGACTCGTCCCTCTACCGCTCGCCCCAGCCCATCGAGGCGCCGGGCGGGGTCGAGCAGGACATCAAGCAAGCCATCGACCAACTGAGCTGAGGGGGGAAACCATGCTCGACGGTGAAGACGACATCGGGGCGGACATCAGGGGCGCGATGGAGAGCCTGAGCGCCGACGCGCCCGCGCCCGCTCCGGAACCCACCCAGATCGCGGTGGACGACCAGGGACGCGTCACCGCCAGCGCCGAGACGCCAGCCGGGACGCCGCCGGACGGTCCCGCGCGCGGCCCGGACGGCAAGTTCGTCGCCAAGGCCGATGACAAGCCGCCCGAAGCGGTCCAGACTCAACCGGAAGTCAAGGCTCCCGACGCCCCAGCGGACGACCCTCCACAAGAGGACATCGTTCCGCCGACGCGGCTTTCCCCGGAGGCCAAGGCCCAGTTCAAGGATTGGCCGCCCATCGCCCGGAACGAGTTCCGGCGCATGGAGGCCGACACCAAGCGAGGCGTCGAAAAGCTCCAACAAGAGCTCGGCCGCTTCGCTCCTGTGGATGCCGCGCTCGCGCCACACCGCGAGAAATGGCAGATGCAGGGCCTGGATGACGGCAAGGTCGTCCAGATGCTGGTCGCCGCCCACAACTTCCTGGAGCGCGACCCGCAAAACGCCATCGCCTACCTGGCTCGCCAGTACGGCGTGAACATTCCGCAGGCCGGACAGGCCACACCCGCCGAACAGGCGGACCCGCATGTCCAAAGGCTGCAACAGCAGATAGCGACCCTGCAAACCCGCCTACAAGCGGACACCCAAAGCCGCCAAGAGCAGCAGCGTTCACAGATCAGCTCGACCATCCAGGCCTTCGCCCACGCGAAGGACCCGACCGGGAATCCCGCCCACCTCTATTTCGAGGACGTGCGGGAGGACATGGCGGCCCTGATGGAAGCGGGCCGGGCCGACAGCCTGGAGACCGCGTACGAGATGGCCACGTGGGCGCGGCCGGACATCCGCAAGCTGATCCTCGCACAAGAGAGGCAGGCCCAGGACCAGGCCACGCGCGAACGGCAGGCGCAGCACGCCCGAGAGGCCAAGGCTGCGGCGGGGTCGGTCACCGGCTCGACCATTCCCGGCGCGAGAGCGGCGGCGGTCGATCCAAACGCCAGCATCGAGGACGACATCCGCGCGGCCATGCAACAGGCCTCCGGACGCGTCTGACGACAGACCATAAGGAACCTCAGGGATGACCTCCCCGAACCTGTCGGAAATCGTCACCACGACCCTGCGCAACCGCACCGGGAAGCTGAGTGACAACATGAGCAAGAACCTCGCCTTGCTCAACCGCCTGAAGAAGCGCGGCACCATGAAGCCCGTGTCCGGCGGCCGCACCATCGTGCAGGAGCTCGAATACGCCGAGAACTCCACCTACCAGCGCTATTCGGGCTACGAGACGCTGAACATCTCCCCCTCGGACGTGTTCACCGCCGCCGAGTTCGACTGGAAGCAGGCCTCCGTCGCCGTGACCATCAGCGGCCTGGAGGGCGATGTCCAGAACACCGGCGCCGAGCAGATCATCAACCTGCTCGCTTCCCGCATCAAGAATGCGGAGAAGACGGCGATGAACAACATGTGGGGCGACTGCTATTCGGACGGGACCGCCTCGTCCGGCAAGCAGATCGGCGGCCTGCAGCTGCTCGTCGCCGACGACCCGACCTCGGGCACCGTGGGCGGCATCTCCCGCTCCACCTGGAACTTCTGGCGCAACCAGAAGTACAGCTGCACCTCGGACGGCGGTTCGGCGGCGTCCTCGGCCAACATCCAGAAGTTCATGAACAGCCTGTACATGAAGCTGGTTCGCGGCACCGACCGGCCGGACCTGATCCTCGCCGACCAGAACTACTACGGCTTCTACCTGAACAGCCTGCAGATCATCCAGCGGATCACCTCCGAGGAGATGGCTCAGGCGGGCTTCACCAGCCTGAAGTACATGGATGCCGACGTGGTGCTGGACGGCTTCGCCGCCGGTTCGGCCGGTGTCGCCGCCTCGGCCTCGGCCGGCGGCTGCCCGACCAACCACATGTACATGCTCAACACGGATTACATCCACTACCGCCCGCACTCCGGGCGCAACTGGGTGCCGCTGGATACGGTGCAGTCCATCAACCAGGACGCCACCGTTCGCCTGCTCGTGTGGGCCGGCAACATGACCACCTCGAACGCCTTCCTGCAAGGCGTGATGTTCCAGACCTAAGGGGGCTGACATGTCTGCTTCGACTTCCACCACGGTCTATGCGGTCGACGGTTCTGTAGGCGTGGACGTGGGCGCCAAGTCGTCCACCCCCGCCTTCAAGGCCCTGTTCAACTTCGACGGCTCGGACGGCAAGCGCTGGTTCTACGTCAAGGCGTCGGAGGCCCTCGGGTCGGTCGACACCGTGAAGATCGGCGCCGCCGGCTCGGCCTCCTCGGACTCCGGTTCGGCGGGCTTCACGCTCAACGCGCCGGGCGGCCTGACGACCGGCCAATACGGATGGGCGCACAAGACCGCGCTCTGATCGACTGAGGGGGCGTCCTTCGGGGCGTCCCCGCCTTTCTGGGGAGAAAGCATGTTCAACGTCGTCATGGTGAGGGTCGGGGACAAATACGGCCCCGAGTACGCGGCGATCCTGTCGGACATGCTGGCCCGCAACCTCTCGGAACTGGACGACGTGTGCCCCTGGCTGGTCACCGACGACCCGGCGAACGTCCCCGAGGGCATCAATGTCATCCCCGCCGATCCGCGCCTTCCAGGGTGGTGGCAGAAGGTGCGCCTGTTCTCGGGCGAGATGCCGTGGAAAGAGGGCGAGCGCGTCGCCTTCTTCGACCTGGATAGCATCATCGTGGACCGTCTGGAGGATCTGATCCAGACCAAGGGCATCATCAAGGACTGGCACTGGGATTGCTTCAATTCCTCGGTGATGGTGTGGGACCACGGCGAGCACCGCCAGGTGTGGGACCGCTTCGATCCCACCGACATCCCGCGCAATATCGGCGACCAGGAATGGATCACCCAGCAGGCGCCGGATTTCCCACTCCTGCCCAAGGCCTGGTGCGTGTCCTACCGCTCGCACGCCAAGGCCTTCCCGCCCGAGGGGGCCAAGGTGGTCTGTTTCCACGGCGAGCCCAAGCCGCACCGGATCGGCGAAGGCTGGGTCCCGCAGTTCTGGAAGGTCGGCGGGCTGCACAAGCTGCCCCGCCTGGACGGCATGAACGTGTCCATCGAGACGGCGCTTGAGAACGTGCGCCGCAACGTGGCCTGGTCCATCGAGCACGGCCTGCCGTGGTTCAAGGGCGCGGCCGAGCACGGCAACACGGCGGTGCTGGTGTGCGGCGGCCCGTCGATGCGCGATCACGTCAAGGACATCCGCGCCCGGCAGAAGATGGGCCAGCGGATCATCTCGGTGAACAACACCCTGGCGTTCCTGATGGAGCGGGGCATCCGGCCGGACGCCCATGTGATCCTCGATGCCCGGCCCGAGAACCTGCGGTTTATCGAGAACGCGCCGGACGGGGTGCAGTACTTCCTCGCCAGCCAGTGCCATCCCAGCCTGTTCGAGGCGCTCAAGGACCGCCAGGTGACGGTCTGGCACAGCATGCTGGGGGAGGACATCGTGGACATCCTCGGTCCCCACGAATCCTTCGACCGCCCGTGCCTGGTGGTGCCCGGAGGCGGCACGGTGGGCCTCAGGTCCATGAACCTGGTGTGGGCCTCGGGCTACCGCAAGCTGCACATCTACGGCCTGGACGGCTCCTATGAGGGCGAGCGGCACCACGCCTACGCCCAAGGCCTGAACGACGGCGAGCACGTCATGGACGTGACCATGGGCGGCCGGTTCTACCGCTGCTCCAAGTGGATGGTGCGCCAGGCCGAGGAGTTCAAGGAAGCCTATCAGACCCTCACCGAGGGCGGCATGCGCATCATGGTCCACGGGCGCGGCCTGATCCCCGACCTGGCGTCCACCATGCGCGAGAGGCTGGCGGCATGATCGCGCGCAAGGACGGCCTGTGGTGGCCCGAGGAGGACCACGCCGCGCGCCCGGTGATCCTGGAGGCGGTGACGGCGGACGTGCCGAAGTTCCTCGCCTTCGTGGAGGGGCGCAGCACCATCGTGCAGGCGGGCGGCAACGTCGGGGTCTACGCCATCGCCCTGGCCAGGCAGTTCGCTTCCGTGGTGACCGTGGAGCCGGACCAGGACAATTACGCGGCCCTCTGCCGCAACGTGGAGGCCTCGGGCCTGGACGGACGGATTTTGCACCTAAACGCCGCGTTCGGCGAGGAGCCGGGGTTCTGCGCGGTGGACCGGATGGACCCGGCCAACTGCGGCGCCCATCGGCTGATGGACGGCGACCAGGTGCAGGTGATCACCGTCGACAGCCTGGGGCTGAACGCCTGCGACGCCATCTGGCTCGACGTGGAGGGTTTCGAGCTCCCGGCCCTGAAGGGCGCGGAAGCGACCATCGACCGCTTCGGCCCGACCATCGGCATCGAGGAGAAGGGCCTTTCCGAGCATTTCGGGGTGAGGCGAGGGCAGGCCGCCGAATGGCTGAAGACGCTGGGTTACGGCCAGGTCGGCAAGATCGGCCGCGATGAAATCTACCGGAGGGGAGAACCATGAGCCTTGACTTTTCGACGCCCGGCCTGAAGCGCGACACGCCGACCGTGTTCCCGCGCTTCTACACCAAGGCGGTGCAGAACAACTTCCGCTCCGAGAAGGAGGGGCGGCCGATTTTCGAGGACAAGGACTATGTGGAGATCACCGTCGCGGGCGACACGCGCACGACGGTGGATCGCCAGGTCAAGCAGGAGGACATCGACCGCTGGCCGGACATCTACGCCCGCTTCAAGGCCGGGCAGGAACAGGCCACGGTCGGCACGCCGCTGGAGGCGTGGAGCGCGCTGACGGCGGCTCAGGTCGCCGAATACAAGGCGATGAAGATTTTCAGCGTGGACGCCCTGGCGGCCCTGGACGACAGCCGCCTGATGGCGCTGGGGACCGGCGGCCGGCACATCCGCGACAAGGCCAGGGCCTTCCTGGAAAGCGCGGCGTCCAATGCGCCCCTGTCGGCGGCCTTGCAGGAGGCCGAGGGGCTGAGGGCCCAGATCGCGGTTCTAGAGACCACCATCCACGACCAGGCGCAGGAGATCGGGCGCCTGAAGGAAAAGATCGTGGAGGGCGCATGAACGTCGACCAGATCGAACGCGGCATCGCCCGGCCGTTCGGCCCGAGGTTCTTCCTGTCCGAAGGGACGCTGATGTTCGAGTTCAGCGTGGACGCCAGGACCCGCTACGGCCCGAGGGCGGCCAGCGACGCCGACAAGACCACTCACCGGGGAGCCTACCAAGCCTTCTTGGAGGCCAATCATGTCCTACCTGAGCATCGTGCAGAGGAGCTGCGCGCTCCTGACCCTGCCGCAGCCGACGACGGTCGTGGATTCGACCGACCGGAACGTGCAGCAGATCGGCACCCTGGCCAGCGAGGTCGGCGAAGAGCTCGCCCGGCTTCATGACTGGCAAGCCCTGACGCGGGAATACACCTTCTCCACCCTGGCGCAGGAAGACCAGACCGGCGCGGTGCCGGCGGACTGGGACCGGTTCATCGCCAACAGCTTCTACAACCGCTCGACGCGCCGGGAGGTGATGGGGCCGATCACGCCGCAGCAATGGCAGGCGATCAAGGCCTATCCGCAGATCAACAGCGTGTTCCTGGCCTACCGGGAGAGGGACGGGGCGTTCCTGATCACGCCGGTTCCTCCCGCCGACAATACGATCGCCTATGAGTACGTCTCGGCGAACTGGGTGATCCATCCCGACGAGAGCGAGGGGACGGAGTTCACCGAGGACGCGGACACCACCTACCTGGATGAGCGGCTGATCCGGCTGGGGATCGTCTACCGCTTCAAGCAGGCCAAGGGGCTCGACTACGGCAAGGACGAGGACATCTACCGCAGGGAGGTGCAGAAGCTCTCGGGCAAGGACGGCGGCTCGGGCAAGATCAACATCTCCGGGCACACCACCTGGAACTGGGCGGCGAACATACCGTCTGGCAACTGGCCGGGGCCGTAAATGGCCAGCGTCGAATTCACCATCCAGGATAGCAGGAACTGGAGCTTCCTGCTCAAGAAGCTGAACATGCTGGGCAGCGCGGGGCAGCCGCCCGGCGGTTCGCCCGGCCAGGTGATCTACAACGACAACGGCTCGTTCGGCGGCTTCACGGTCGGCGGCGACGCCACGCTGAACACGTCCACGGGCGTGCTGACGCTGGTGGATTCCGGGGCGGTGGCGGGGACCTATACGCTGACGACCGTCACGGTGGACGCCAAGGGCCGCGTGACGAGCATCGCCAATGGTGTCCCGGTGTCCATCGGGACCAGCCCCCCCGCGACGCCTCTGGCCGGCGCGCTCTGGTGGGACAGCGACGCATCGAGCGGCAAGCTCAAGGTGTACTACACCGACGCGGACTCGTCCCAATGGGTCGATGTCCTCCCGGCGGGAGCCTCGGGCACGGTCTCCAGCGTCTCTCTTTCGTCCTCCACCCTGACCGTATCAGGGACCGTGACCACGGCGGGAAGCCTGACGGTGGATCTGCCGACGACGGGGGTGACGGCGGGCTCCTACACCAATGCGAACGTCACTGTTGACGCCTATGGGCGGGTGACGGCGGCGAGCAATGGCAGCGGGGGCAGCGGGTCGACCACCATCGTGCCACCGCAGGGCCGCTTGACGCTGGTCACTGGCACTCCGGTCATGACCTCCGACCAGACGGCGAAGGGGACCATTTCTTGGACCGCCTACGTCGGGTGTGCGGCGCCGATCTACAGCGGCTCGGCATGGTCGATGATGTCGGCCGCGTCGGACGTGACCTACACCCTGAGCGCCACCGCGCACCTGAGCGGCAAGCTCTACGACCTGTTCCTGTACAACAATTCCGGCTCGCTCGCCCTCGGAACCTCGCCCGCGTGGACCAGTAACACGGCGCGTTCGAACGCGATTTCGATGCTCAACGGCATCTGGACGAACACCTCTTCGATCACGCTCACGGTTTCGGGCGGCGCGTCCACCACCACCATCGGGGCCAACCAGGCGACCTACGTCGGGACGTTCTACGCCACCGCCAATGGGCAGACCGGGATGGCCTTCCACCCGGCGGCCGCGAGCGGCGGCAGCAATACCATCCTCGGTCTCTACAACGCCTACAACCGCGTCCGCACGTCCGGCTGGTCCTTCGACAACGCCAGTTGGCCCTACACCACCAACGCTGTCCGCGCGGCTCACAACAGTACGTCCAACCGTGTGTCTTGGGTCGATGGCCTCCAGCAATCCGTGGTCGACGCACACCTCAAGATGAATTTCCTCACCTCGGGTGCGGGCTTCAACATGCAATGGGCGATGGTGGTCGACTCCACCAGCACCATTTCCGGCGCGTACGCGCAGGCCTCCGCGCTGGCGGCCTACACGCCCGAGACGGAGATGGTGGCGCACAACTCCACGTCACCCTTGCTCGGCTTCCACTTCTTCCAGGCCACCGAGAGCAACAACGGCGGCGGCTCTTACACCATGAACCATTCCGGCAGTTTCCCTGTCTGGATCACGCTGGAGATGTAAGCCCATGGCCGCGCTCAACTTTCCCGCAAGCCCCACCATCGGCGACACCTACCTTCCCGGGAACGGCGTCACCTACACCTGGGACGGCGTGTCGTGGAACGCCAAGCTCGGCTCCCTGTCCATCGCCACCGCCGCCCAATGGCTGAACGACACGCCCGGGCTGGTGCTTGGCACCGATCCGACCTGGACCGCCGCCGGTCCCGTCAGCCTCACCGACGCAACCACCATCGCCGTGGATATGTCGACCTTCATCAACGCCACCGTGACCCTTGGCGGCAACCGCACCCTCGGCAACCCGACCAACACCAAGAACGGCCAGACGGGCGCCATTGAAATCCTCCAGGACGCGACCGGCTCGCGCACTCTGGCCTTCGCCTCGAATTGGAAATTCCAGGGCGGCACGGCGCCGACGCTGAGCACGGCGGCCAACGCCCGGGACATGCTGTTCTATTACGTTGACAGTTCTTCGGTGATCGTCGGCTCCCTGCTCAGGGGCGTCGCGTGATCATCCCGGGGATCGGCGGCTTCCTGTTCCCGAACACGGGCCAGAGGGTCATCTTCCTGACGACGGCGGACACCTCGCCGTGGACGGTCCCAACCGACTGGAACAACTCGAACAACGTCGTCCACCTGATCGCGGCCGGTGCGGACGGCACGCCGGGCGGCGTCACGTCCAGCGGCCTGAGCGGCGGCGCGGGCCAGCACGCCGAGCTCTCTAACGTCACCCTCACGCCCGGAGGCACGGCGGCGTTCCAGGTCGGGGTGCGAAACGGCGGCGGCGGCACGCCATCCTCCCCCGGCGCGGGAGACACGTGGTTCTCCTCGCCCACGACGGTGTTCGCTCAGGGCGCGACGGGCGGCACAGGAGGCAATTACGGCCCCACCACCTGGATCACCCACAACGGCGGGGCGGGGGCCTCGCACAACATCACCAGTTCGGACGGCGGCGGCTGGGGCGGCGGCGGAGCCGGTGGGCCGAGCGGCGCGGGCGCGGCCAGCAATGCGCCCTCTCCGGGTTTTTCCACGACCGACACGGGCGGTTCGGGCGGCGGCGGGGCCAACGGCGGCGCGACCGGCGGCGCGGCCAACAGCTCGACAGGCCAGGGCGGCCAGGGCGGCAATGGCCCGGGGGGTGTGGGCGGCGGAATCGGCGGCGTCCCCAACAGCGGCGCGGGGCAGGCCGGGACCAATGGCGGCGGCGGCGGTGGCGGAGCCGGGGGCAACGGAACGTCGAACGGCGGCGCGGGCGGCGACGGCGGCCAGGACACCATCTGGACCTCGGACCTCGGCCAGACGGCGGGGCCGGGCGGCGGCGGCGGCGGCGGCGGCGGCCCATGGACCCATTCGCCGGGCGCGGCAGGCAATGCGGGCGGCTATGGCGGCGGCGGCGGCGGAGGCGCGGCCGGGGCCGGCGCGGGCGGCCTCGGCACGTCCGGCATCATCGTGATCATCTACACGCCGTAGCGACGCCATAGGGAGCAAAGCGTCAGCGTCCTGAGATGGGGCCTCAAGGCTGGGCTACACTGGCCGCCATGCGCGTCAACCGCAGACAGGTCGCCCGCACCACCTCGCTTCCCGCCCCGGTGCTCGGCTGGGACGCGCAGAGCCCCTTGGCGGCGATGAAACCCGGCAACGCCGTGGTGCTCGACAACTGGACCCCCCGGCCCGGTTATGTGGAAATCCGCCGGGGCTTCCGGCAACAGACGGTGGGCCTGACCAACCCCGTCGAGAGCCTTTTGGTCTACCGGGGCGCGGGGGCCGGGAACGACCAGATTTACGCCGTCTCCGGGGGCGTCGTGCGCGACAGCGGTGGTTCGAGCGCCTATTCCTCCATCGGCTCCAGCAACCGGGTGCAGTACACCAACTTCGCCAACGACGGCGGGGACTGGATACTCTGCTGCAACGGCGCGTCCACCCCGTTCAAGTACGACGGCTCGTCCTGGACCACCAACGCCATCACCGGCTCGTCCGGCTCGATCACCCTGGACGACACCAAACTGATCGACGTGATGGCGCACAAGAACCACATCTACTGGGTTGAGGACGACAGCCTCAGGCTGTGGGTCATGCCGGTCAACGCCATCTCGGGCGCCGCCTCCCTGCTCGACCTCGGCCCGGTGTTCTCCAAGGGCGGCACGCTCACGTGCCAGGGCTCCTGGTCGGTGGACGGAGGGCAGGGCCAGGACGACCTCGCCGTGTTCATGACCGACCAGGGACAGGTGGCGATCTACCAGGGCTCGGACCCCACGCTCTCCACCGACTGGGAGCTGATCGGCGTGTTCGACATCGGCACGCCCCTGGGACGGCGCTCCCTCCTCCGCTATGGCGCGGACCTCGCGTTCCTGACCACCACGGGCGTGTTGCTGGCCTCGCAGGCCCTCCGCCTCAACCGGGCGCAGGAAGACGCGGTGGCCCTGACGCAGAAAGTCCAGAACGCCTTCTGGCAGGCCACGCGCAGCTACGCGGCCAACTTCGGCTGGGAAGGCTGCCTCTATCCCGCCGGGGGTCTGGCCATCTACAATATCCCCACGGTGACGGACTCCGAGGCCGTGCAGTACGTGCAGAACCTCCAGACCGGCGCCTGGAGCCGCTGGACCGGCATGAACGCCATGTGCTGGGCCGTGGCCAACGAGAAACTGTACTTCGGGGGGACGGACGGCATCTACCAGGCCGACGTGGGGGTCACGGACAACGGATCGGACCTGGTGGCCGACATGGTGACGGCCTTCTCCTACTTCGGGGGCCAGGGCCAGCAGAAGCAGTTCACCATGTTGAGGCCGATCCTCAACGCCACCTCCAACGTGGTCCCGGCGGTGGACATGCTGGTCGACTTCAACCTGGCGACGCCCACGGCGACGCCCACGGTGATCTCCGACCGCTCCACGGACCTGCAAATCCGCTATGAATGGACCGGAGCCGCCGCCATCGGCTACGCCGGCGCGGTGGCTATGCAGGTGATCACCCAGACCGATACCACCATCTCCGCAGACCTGGTGGACGGGGACGGCAACACCATCGTGGACGCGGACGCGGGCAACACGATCAACACCGACAGCGACGAGCCGATCACCGCCCAGATCCAGTGCGTGGGCTTCGACGTGGTGTTCCAGCCGGGCGGGGTGCTGTGAGGCTCGTCCTCGGGCGCGACGCCGAGGTGGCGGAATGGACCCGCCAGCGCATCCCCCTGATGGCCGAGAACGGCTTCGGTCCATGCGCGGCCATCGGCGTCGAGAACGGCGGGGGGCGGCTGATCGCGGGCGTCGTCTACCACGGCTGGCAACCGCCATATGGAACAATCGAGATCAGCTGCGCCTCGGACAGCGCTATTTGGTTGACCCGGTCGCTGATCACTGGGATTCTCAGCTATCCGTTCGTGCAACTGGGTTGCCAGCGGATATCGGCAGCGACCCCGCGTTCCGCGCACATCGCTCGCAAATTCCTCCGACAGATCGGGTTCGTTCCCGAAGGAATTTCGAGGCGGGGCTTTGGCACACAAGACGCCATGTTATTCGGGATGCTGGCCGAGGAATGGGCCGTCAACCGCTTCAACCTGGGGCGGTCGCTAGATGGCCAAGAAGGGCGAACCCACCCCGCCGACGCCGCCTGATCCGGGCGTCGTCGCCAATGCGCAGTCGGCGGCCAACATCGCCTCGGCCACGGCCCAGCAACACCTCAACATGGTGGGGCAGCAGACCCCCTATGGCTCGACCAGCTACGTGGCCGATCCCAATTCGCCGGGCGGCTACAAGCAGGTCCAGGCGTTGGACCCGCGCGTGCAGGCGATCTTCGACGCGCAGATTCCCCGGGTCGGACAGGCGCTCTCGACCAGCCTGAACCCCGCGCAGATCGGCCAGGGCGACCGCCAGGCGGTGACGGACGCGGTGTTCAACCAGGCCATGAGCCGCCTCAGCCCGCAGTTCAAGCTCCAGCAGCAGCAGCTTGACGACACCCTGGCCAACCAGGGCATCGGCCACAATTCGGCGGCCTACGGCAACGCGCAGGACATCCTGCACCGCCAGCAGACCGACGCGCAGAACCAGGCGCTCTACTCGGGCATCCAACAGGGGGCCAACGAGCAGAACACCATCTTCGGCCAGACTGCCTATGCCGCCAACCAGCCGCTCAATCAACTGACCGGCTTGCTCGGCCTCGCCCCGGTGAGCCAGTACACCCCGTCCAGCGTGGCGCCGACCGACGTGACCGGGGCCTACGCGCTGAACAGCCAGGTCGCCAACCAGCAGTACCAGGCGCAGTTGCAGAACTACAATTCGATGCTGGGCGGCCTATTCAACATGGGGGCCTCGGCCTTGATGTTCGCATGACCACGCAACCGCCGCTCCAGCCGACCCCCGCCGACCCGAAGATCATGGCGCAGATGCTCGCCATGAACCCTCAGGTCATGCTCGCGCAGCAGCGCAGCCAGTACCTCGCCGAGGCCTTGAGGAACCTCCAGGGCACGGCCGGACAGAACATCCGCACCCCGGGCGCCCTGGCCGCGAACCTGATCGCGGACGGGCTGATGCAGTATAAGAAGAACCGGGCCGACAAGGACCTGGTGACCGGGCAACTGGCCCTGCGCCAGCAGCTCGCCGCGCTCGGCGCCAAGATGTACCCGAACGACCCCAACGCCCAGGCGGCCTTCGCGCTCAGCCCCGAGGTGGGCATGTCCACCTACATGAAGCGGTTCGAGCCGATCAACGTGCGCCCCGGCGGGACCTTGATCAACGGGCCGCAGGCCGTGGGCGGCGCTTCGCCGGACGGCCAGCCCGGCGCGGGCTCGATGGCCCCCGGCCCGGGCGGCATGGTCTACACCGCGCCGCAGTTCGGCGTGACCGGAGACTTCGGCTACAGCGCCACGCCCAACAGTTTCACCGTGACCGGCCAGCGCCCGCAGACCCACCAGGAGGTGGAGACCAGCCGGCACAACAACATCACCGAGGGCCTGGAACGGTCGCAGCAGGCGATCAACCAGATGAACGCCAACACCAATGCTTTCCAGGCCAAGACGGCGGCCGGGCGGCTGAACCTCGAACAGCAGACCGCCCCGGTGTTCGCCCCGCCGGCAGGCTACGTGCTGGAGCACTGAGATGATCGCGGAAGGCGCTACGGCGATCGACCCCAAGACGGGCCATCGTGTCATCCTCAAGGGCGGCAAGTGGGTGGACCTGAACAGTCCCCAGACGCAGGCCGAGTTGCCCGACGCGGACCAGGAGCAGCTCAAGAACCTGACCGCCGACTTTTCCGAAAAGCAGCTCCTAGCCCAGCGCGCCAACGAGTTCATGCAGCTCAACAAGAAGACCGGAACGGGGCCCGGCTATGCGGGTTTCGACCTGCCGCATTGGCTGGGTGGCGGGGAGATAAATCCGGGCCGCTTCCTCGCGAATATCGGGCAGGCCGCCGGTCTGACTGATGCGGGCTCGAACCTCCAACAGATGGAGTCTGTCGGCAACCAGACCTGGGTGAACATGCGCCCGGCCGGGTCGGGCCAGATGCGGATGCCCGAGGTGCAGGGGTTCAAGCAGGCGTTTCCCAACGTCGAGAACTTCGGCCCCGCCAACCAGGCGATCGCCGAACGGCTCAACGCCGAGGCGCAGCAGGCCGCGCACCGGCTCAACTTCGTGCAGGACTTCATCCGTTCCGGAAAGGGGAACGTGACCAACGCGCTCGCCGCCTGGGGAAGCATGACCGGCAACGCCGCGCCCCCCAGTCCCGGCCAACCCCCGCCGGCCCCTCCCGGCGGCGGGGGGCCCCCCCCGGCGGGGGCCCCCCCCCCCCCCCCCGGGGCGGGCGG